CCCAAGACGCGAACGATTGTGGAAGCGGCGCCGAAGCAGGCGGAGACTTTGCGGCACATTGCGCGAGATTATTGCCGCATGGTGGCGCTGGCGCAGATCCGCAGAGCGCCGCCCAGCGATTTGAATCGTTACCCGGACATTGAAGACATTTTGGGGTCGAGCGCTTTTGAACAGGCTTCGCAACTGATTCTGCTGCTGCACCGGACGCGCAAGGACAAGGAATATACAGGCGAAGATTTCTGTTTTTTGGGAAAAATGCGCGAGCTGCAGGAGTTGCGGTCGTTTGGCATACGGGCGGAACGGTGGGGGGAGTTCAAGGATCGATTTACGGAGCCGCAGTACGCGGCGCACTGGACGGAAAAGGCTAGTGAACAGTGAACAGTGGTCAGCCGGGAGGAGACAGGCATGATTGGCGAAGAAGTGAGGCATTTGCTGGTAGCGGAGATGAAGGCCAGCCAGGAATTTTCGCGGCAGAATTTTGGGCTGGCAATGGGCGAGGAGTACCGCGAGATGGTGGAAGAAGTTTTGAAGAGCACTGAGGTGGTGGCGCTGCTGGTTTGTAGCTTACTGATTACCAATTTGAACGGCAGAGCCTTTGCGGAGTCGATGCGCGGCCGAGGCGACGGCGAGACAGACAACGAAAAGGTGATACGGAAAGCGATTCTTGCGAACATGGAAACCTTCAGACCGCAATTCGATTTTTTGTATTGGGGAGTGCAGGTTGGCATGAAGTTGGCGCGCGCGGAGATGGAGGCGTTGAAGGGCTTGGAGCAACAGTGATTCCGGGAGAGGAGGCACGGGATGGGCGACTTGAACGTGAAGGTAACGATGACGTTGCCGGAGATGAAGATTTTCAGGCGGGCGCTGGCCAAGGCGGCGGATGACGGCGTGGTGGACGCGCGGGTGGCGCTGAGCCGGATTTGCGAGTTGGACGAGTTGCGCTGGCAGGCGGAAGAGGGCGCACCGGACGCGGCGATGAAGAGTGCGCTGAAGACGGTGGCTATGCGGGAGTGGGCACATGGTGAAGAAAAAGGCGCTCAAAGACAGCAACCGGGAAATGGGGTTGGCGAGGCCGGGAAAAGCGCATGGGGATTTTGAATTATTCGACGGCGATTCCGCCGGAGCGCACGGTGGGCGAGATTACTTCGCTGCTGGTGCGCAAGCAGGCGCGGTCGATCACCACAGAGTTCGCCGAGAGCGGAGAGCTGAAGGCGGTCTCGTTTGTGATGGTGGTGGGGGGATTGCCGGTGCGGTTTCTGTTGCCGGCAAATGTGGAGGGCGTGGCGGCGGTGTTGCTGAAAGAAGAGCCGTGGAACCATCGCCGGCAAAGCAGCAAGCAGAAGTACGAAGACAACATGCGCGGCCGTGCGAAGTGGGTGGCGTGGCGGATTTTGAAGGATTGGGTGGCGGCGCAGATGGCTTTGATTGAGAGCGGGCAGGCGCAAGCGGCGCAGGTTTTCATGCCTTATGCGCAACAAAGCGACGGAATCACGATGTACGAGCTTTGGGTGGAGAACAACCAGAAGCAGTTGGGGGCAGGGAACGAAAAGGCAGGCAACAGGGAATAGGGAACAGGGAACAGGCAATGTACACGATTTTGGAGGGTGATGTGATGGAGATGCTGAGGACGCTGCCGGATGAGTCGGTGCAGTGCTGCATCACTTCGCCTCCATATTGGGGACTGCGGGATTACGGGATTGCGGCGTCGGTGTGGCCGGGAAGACAGGGAACAGGGAATAGGGAACAGGAAAGGCCAGAAGAACATGCGTGAAGAACTACCGCGATTCAAAACCGAGTTGAACAGTGAAGGCCCAGAGACGATAGAGGAGGCGTGCCAGCGGATTGCCTTCGCCATTGTTGAAGAGGCGCCCAAGCTCTCGAAGTTGCTGGTGCTGATGCAGCGCACGGATGGAAGCGGCCGCTCGATCGATACGGGATTGACGGTGGACCAAGCCAAGTTTGTGGTAATGAGTTTTCACTCCTGGCTAGACCAATGCTTAGGCCGGGAGATGGAGAGAAACGGGAAATAGCGAGTGACGAGCTTCTAGCTAATAGCTAAAAGCTGCATTTCAAGTAAAGGAGACGGACATGGAGAGCGCAATGGTGGTGGACGATCCGGGGCTGGGCGTTCTCCCGGAGCAGATAGCGGACAGTGTAATGCCGGCGGACGCAGATTATTCGCAGGAAATCACAACAACGATGGCAATCACGCCAACAGCGCGGATACATCTGCTGATGCCGCAGGTGGACAGCGAGTTGATGGAACAACTGCGGTTGGCCGATAGCCGCATCTCGACGAACTGGGGAAGTCTCAATAAAACGACAATGGCTATCGGATGGGACGGCTACTTCATCAAGCGGCACGAAGGCTGGCGCGCACTGGGCTACGAGAACGAAAAGCACTATCGCCGAGTGAAGGGAATTGGGCGCTCGACCTGGTACAAGATGGTGGGCATTGCGGAGCGGCTGGCGCATTTAACCATGGATGACTTTCTCTTGATGACGATTGAGAACGCGGAGCAACTGAGCGTGCAGCCGTCGGTGGTGAAGCGCGATCCCGAACTGATCAGAAAGGCGCAGACCAAGACGGCGCAAGAGTTTGCCGACGAGTTGGTGCTGGACCAGGCGGCGCGGGAGAACAAGCCAGTGGGCGAAGTGTACGTGACGATGAAGTGGCGCATCAAGCAAGCGCAGCGCGAAGTGATTGAGCGGGGGTTGGAAGACTGGCAGCACGAGCACGGCATTGACGACGAAGGTTATGCACTGGAGCTGATGATCGCCGAGTATCGGGAGCGGCCGACACTGGTGGGCTTTATGGCGGAAAGCATTCCGCGGCTCTCGCGGCAAGTGTTGGCGGTACATGTCGGGGATATGGGGGAGCTGGACGAGCTGCGCACGCTGCGGGAGACCTTTGCCGTGCATTTGCAGGAGATGGGCGAGATTTTGCGGATTGTGTGCGGAGAAGCACAGCCGGATTGAATTTCCGTTCTGCATCTCTGGAATCGTTGTTTGGTAGCGGAAAGAAATTTCTGTTAGGGCGGCGAGGAAGGAACGGGTAAGGGATTCCAAACCCGCAGGAACGGCTACCGGGCGTCGTTGGGGGACGGCGCACGGATTTAGAAGGGGAGTCTAGTTTTGAGTGATTTCCAGGCTCCCCGGAATTTTCAACGCTGTCGGCATGAGGCAGATGCGATGCGGCGCGCTAAGCAAAAACTTCCGGAATGGCGAGAGCGTATCGCGGAGGTCAGTCCTGAAGCCTTGTGTGCTGATGGATTCGATGACGCCTTTATCGGCTTTGTCGAGAAGTGGGACGTAGACGGGGTTCGCAGGGATGTTGTGGTTTATGACCGGGATAAGTGCATCGAGATTCTTTAGCGGGACAGCGATATGACCGAAGAGGACGCTGAGGAGTATTTCGAGTTCAACGTGCAGGGGGCGTATGTTGGTCCGTTTACGCCGTTGTTTCTGTACGGAAAAACTGCTTAAAGCGATTCAGTGGCAGCGGAGCGGCGATGTTTCAGATTCTGGAGGGCGATGTGACGGCGATGCTGCGCACCCTGGCGGATGCGAGCGTGGATGCTGTGGTCACGGACCCGCCGTATGGCCTGGAGTTTATGGGCAAGGAATGGGATGCGCCATGGAAGACAGACCGCCGGCAACTGTTTGACGGGACGCTGAAGAAATCAAAAAACAACCCGTACAGCCGTAGCAAGGTGAGAAGCGGCAATGGCTCGGGCTACGGGGCGGACGAGCACGTGATGCAGGCGCTGGGAGAGTGGCACTACGCCTGGGCGGTGGAGGCGTTGCGGGTGTTGAAGCCGGGCGGCCATCTGCTGGCGTTTGGCGGGAGCCGGACTTATCACCGTCTGGCGTGCGCGATCGAGGATGCGGGTTTCGAGATACGCGACCAGATCATGTGGATTTATGGGAGCGGTTTTCCCAAGTCGCTGGATGTGAGCAAGGCGATAGATAAGGCGGGCGGGAAAGCGAACTACTGGTTTGCGTCGTGGCTTCGCCAGGAAAGAGAACGCATTGGGATGTCGGCCACGGAATTGGCGGAGCGCGGTGGCTTTTACAAGAACATCAATCACGGCGGTCTGGTTGTGAATTGGGAGTTGGGATATGGTACGCCAACTGCCAAGCAGTTCAACAAAGTCTGCGAGATTTTGAATCTTCCATTTGAACGGCTCGAAGAAGTTGAACGCGAAGTGATCGGTCGGCGCAAGGTGCATAAAGGACGGGCATTCACCAGCGAGGGAAAAGAGTCTTTGGATGTGACATCGCCTGCCACCCGTGCGGCGAAGCAGTGGGCCGGATTTGGCACGGCGCTGAAACCGGCGCATGAACCAATTGTGGTGGCGAGAAAGCCGCTGATCGGTACGGTGGCCGCGAATGTGCTGGAGTACGGGACGGGGGCGCTGAATATCGACGGGTGCAGGGTGGGGCCTGGAACAGAAATTGCTGGGGGTGGAAACAATTTTAATGCGTGGCGGAGAGCGGAAAAACGTGATGACCGCCCTGCAATTCATAGGAATTCTACGCTGGGCCACGATCTTGGCCGGTGGCCTGCGAACGTGATTCACGACGGCAGCGAGGAAGTGGTGAGTTTGTTCCCAGAGAGTACATCCGGCGCCATGACGAAACCGTATCAATACACAAACACTGGGTTTTCTTTAGGCGCGCCGTCGGGAGCGACGAGGCAATTCCACGACTCTAATTCTGGATCGGCGGCGAGGTTTTTTTACCAAGCGAAACAGGATGGAGGAGTTAGCGAAGAGCCCGCGGCTAAAGCCGATGCCTGTGGAGAGGCGGATATTCAGGAGCCTGAAGGCTCCTGCTCCCTCCGCCAAACAAATCCCGAAGGCGGATTCAATGCGCGGCCGGGAGAGCCGGCGGGGAATCGTGTATATAAGGACGCGGGCGGAACGAATTTTGCCATGAAGCCGGGCGCGCGGCGCGCGGAAGCGGAGACGCCGGCGCGGTTCTTCTATTGCGCGAAGGCGGATCGTGAGGAACGTAATGCGGGTCTGCATGGGTTGGAAGAAAAAGCCACGGTGATTGGAGCGGAGCGGCACAAGATCAACCCGATGACGGGCAAGCCAGTGGTTGATATTCCTCGCAGCAATGTGCATCCAACGGTGAAGCCCGTTGATCTGATGGCGTACTTGTGCCGGCTGGTGACGCCGCCGGGAGGGACTGTGCTCGATTGCTTTATGGGTTCGGGGTCGACGGGCATTGCGGCGCTGCGGGAAGGATTCAACTTTATCGGCATCGAGATCGATGCGAAGTACGTGGAGATTGCGCGGCGGCGGATTGAAGGGGATGCGCCTCTTTTCAACACAGCGGCGAGGGAGCAGGGAACAGGAAACAGGGAACAGGGAACGGAAAAGCAGAAAACAGAGAATAGCGCAGATGAGCGAGCGATACAGAGCGGACATTCGGGAGGCGCTGGAGCTGTTGCCGGCAGCGCACTATCGCTCGATTTATGCCGATCCGCCGTGGTTTGAACATGGGGGGGGGTAATTTGCCGTGGTGCGCAGAACCATTACGGCCTGATGAAGCAAGCCGATCTGCTGGCGCTGGCTTCCAAAGTACGGCGTGTGACGGCGCCGGCCGCGCATCTTTATTTGTGGGTGACGAACAACTTTTTGGAAGACGGGTTGCAAATTGCGCGGGCGTGGGGTTTTGAGTACAAGACGTTGATTACCTGGGCCAAGGATCGATTTGGAATTGGGCAGTATTTCAGAGGCCAGACGGAGCATTGCATTTTTGCGGTAAAGGGTGTTTTGCCTTACAAGACGGAAGACGGAAAGCGCCAGCAGGGGACAACGCTAGTGACGGCTCCGCGGCTGGAACACTCGCAGAAGCCGGAACAGATGCGGGAGTACATCGAGCGCGTGAGCTATGAGCCTCGGTTGGAACTATTTGCGCGCAAGGTTCCTGCCGAGTGGGATGCGATTGGGTTAGAGCTGGAGGATTTATGCCCGACGACAAACGAGATGCTCCAGAATCAGGGGTTGTTGTTTCCGTTGAGCAATTCCTGACTTTGTGGATTACGCAGTTGCAGATGGAAATAACCAACCAGGTAACGGATGCGGACCAGGCGATGTTTATGGTGCGCAACTACGACAGCGATCCGATTCCCGGTACAGAGAACGATTGGACGGAAATCGACATTTACACGGACGACCCGACGAACCTGGTTGATGGCACGTGGAAGCAGCCGCAGATTTGGAGGCAGGGCGAAAAATAGTGGTGAGTGTGAGTGTGAGTGTGGGTGTGAGTGCGAGTGTGAGGACGCTGAAGGCTGTTTCTCCGGGAGGTGGACAGATGGCTTTTCCAGTGAATGGGCGGGAGATGGAGCAGCAGGGTTACAAATTTATGGACCATGGGGTGTGCGATGGGTGCGGTGCGCCGATTGAGTGGTGGCTGACGCCGAGGCGGCGCCAGATACCAATGAACCCGATGAATGGGCAGGATGCGCCGGCGATTTCGCACTGGGCGACGTGCTGCGTGCCGCAGAAGTTCAAAAAGAAGCCAGGGCCGCAGAAGCAGGAAACGGAAAGGCAGGGAATAGGGAGCAGGGAATAGAGAATAGGCTGGAGAGCAAAAGCAGGTCCTTCGACTTACTGCGTTCGCTCAGGATGACAGCGGGGTTGGTTGGATGTACAAGATGAGCGCGAAAAGGCGGGAGGAAGCCAAAGCGAAGCCAGCGGTGCGGGTTTTCCGCGACGGGCGGGAGTGGTGCAATCTGCTGACGAAGGAAGGGCGCGACGAATATGCGCGGCGTAAGCGGTTGATGTGGGAGCGGCAGGGAAAACGGTGTTGCTTGGAGTTTTGGGTTTCCGGATGCCCTGGACGGCTGGCGCTGGCCGATGCGGTATTTGAGCATCAGGCCGGCCGGGGCTCGGGCGGCGGACACCGCGATGATCGGATTGAAAAGCTGGACCCGAAGACGGGAAAGATGATGCCATTCAACGGTGTGGCGCACGCCTGGTGTAACAACGTGAAGGGTTCGAGGAAGATGGACTACCTGGAAGTGCCGTAAGAACAGGGAACAGCGCGAGTGTGAGTGTGAGTGTGAGTGCGCTACAGATTGTGGCTGAATCACTGTTCACTGTCTTGGAGAGTACATGACCATCAAACGGGGCTATCTGTGCAGCGTTTGCGGGGTGGATTGCTCGGGAGCCAATCACAGATTCTGCGCATGGCAGTACGCCAATACGTTGACCGTCCGGCGCTGGCAATATGCGGTAGAGTCGGACAGGTTGAACGACGAAGACACACTGCATTTGTGCGGGCAGCGATGCGCGCACAAATTGATGGACAAGTTTCTGGAAAGCAGGGAACAGGGAACAGGGAACAGGGAACAGGGAATAGAAAAGCAGGAAGCGGGGAACAACGAGGAGCTGTTGGCTGAAAGCTGAAATCTGCATCACAAAAAAGGAGGTTTGGGATGGCAACAATGATGGAATTTGGACGGGCCACGATGGATCGGTTGAAGTGGCGGAAAATCTCAGCCTTGGCGGCGGATTCCGCGCTGGCCACGATGACGACAACCACAACGGCGTTGGCGGATGAGTTGCCAGCGCAGGTTTATGACAACTATGTGACGTATGCCACAGCATCGGCGGAAAGCGGCACAAGTGCGCAAATAAACATGGCGGCGGCCCAGATGCAGAATGCCTACGATTTGAGCCTTGCGCGGCAGCATGCGCAGATGCAGCAGTTTAACAACGCCTGGAATTCGCCGGCCTTTACGATCACGACTTCAGGAACGGGTTGGCTCTCCGGGGATTACGCGACTTTCACGTTGGGAAATGAGTTGCAAACGGCGGCTCTGGGCGGAGCGTCCGGTCACCGGGGAAAGAAGGTGGACGAGCCGAGCCGGGAGATGTTGAAGCGGGTGGAAGTGGAAGTCCAGGATCTGGACTTGACCGATCCGCGGCAGAAGCTGGCAACTGAGGCGGAAGCGCTACTGGGTTACACTCCGCTGCGCAAGGAACTGCGCACTCCGGGCACGTTGCGCCGGGTGTTGGCGAAGCTGGAGATTGCGGTGCTGGACGAGGAAAGCGTGAACCAGTACAAGAACCAGATGGTGGAGCATTACCGGACGCACAACAAGATGTTGTCGCCAACATGGCGAGTGACGCGGCTGCGGGAGTATACGCAGCCAGTGCCGGAGTTCGTCTTGGCGAAGGCGGTGGAGATCAAGCGGGAGCTGCCCGAGGCCGAGTTCTATATTGACCAGTTGGCCGTGGACCCGTTCCTGATTGTGAGCCTGGCGCCGGTGATGGACTTCATGACCAACCAGAAACGGAATCTGGACCCGGAGACGGCGGCTTACGTGGAGGTGTGGGCAGAAGCGAAGTTTGAAGCGGCGCTCTAAAAACAGGGAATAGGGAACAGGGACTAGAGACGGCCGACAGGCCAGCGGGTAAGTGCAAAAAACCGCTGGCTTGTCAAGTCGCCGAGACATTGGTCTGTTATGCGCGCAATTTTATGGTTGACAAGAAACAGGAGACATCTTATAAGTGTGCAAGGTTCCTTGTTTCTGGTTTCTGAGATGTATTGTAAGGCAAACAGGAGTGAATACTCTTGCACGCATTACTCTTGTCAATTTTCAAAGTGGAGGAGAATATGCGTAACACAACGATGCGGGAGACGCTTGAAGCTGCTTTAAGCGTGCAAAATGCTGCGATCGCGGGACGGTCAAACGACGAGATACTCAGTGCGGTAAAGGCCACACGAAGGGAACTAAGGAAAGAAGAAACAGAGAAAAAGCTGCGGTCAATAACTGCTGGCAAGCACGAAGTCCCTCCTAAAAGTTCTACTTTTGCGCGATTAAAAAATTCCCCAGCAGCAGCCAGTCCTCGATATGTTGCTCCACCTTCCAAGCAGAATCCATTCTCGCGCCATGCGTATGCTGGCGAGCCGCATAGCACATTGCTGGACGAATTGGCGAAAGAGGCCAAGGTAGCGAGTCAGCAAGCCAGCGAACCAGCCAGTGAGCAAACGCCGGAGTTAGCCTCGCCTGCGGAGCCTGTTAGCGAGAGCACGAAGCCGAGTGCAGAGCATTGGTTTGGGGTGCCAGCTAGTCAGCGAGCCACCCCAGCGACGATGGACCCATCGCTGGGGACCCCGGCAGTCAGCGAGTCAGCGAGTCAGCAAGCCAGCGAGGAGCAGGAAGAAGTGCTTGCCGAGCCGGAAAAAGAGAGTGAAGGGCCGGTTTTAGTTCCGCCGGCGCCGGTGCTGACGCTGGTAGGTGCGCCGCAAACACGCGAATCCGACGAAGCGGAGGAGTTGATGCGGCAGGTTCCGGCGAATCTTGAGTGGCTGGAGCGGCCGTCGCCTTTTAGTGGTCATTTGCGCGGCATGGTAGATTCGCTGAGAGACGCGCGCAGCAAATTGAACTTTATTCTGGAGCAGGCAACAAAGCGCAGCCGCGAATTCCGCGAGAAGCTGGAGCAAGAAGAAGCGGTAATACAGAGAACCAGGGAAGAAGTGCGCCAGATAGACGACGCAATCTCAGCCTGTGCTCTGGTGGCGGAGCAATCGGCATCGATCAAGCCGGAGCTGCTGCAGCCGGCACACGCTCACAAAACGGCGGCGGCGAAAAAGGCTGGCGCACCAGCGGAGGGCGCAAAGAAAGGTGGCCGCTGGAGCAGAGACGACGCTTTCCTACGAACAGCAGACGCGGAAGCGTTCTTTGCCGCGAATCCTGGAACAAACTGGACGGCGGGGGAGATTCGCGCGACTTTGCCAGCGAGCAAACAGGAGCACGCCCGTAACTATATGCCGGTGTTGCTATCGCAGATGTACAAGGCGGGCAAGATTCAGCGGGTGGGCGTGGGGATTTACCGGGCGATGGGAAGCTGAGGGACAAGGGACAGTGAAGAAAGCAGTGAAGAAGAAAGTGAAAAAGGCAGTGAAAAAGGCAGTGAACAAGTGAAAAAGTGAACAGGGAAAGGCCGTGTGTCATTGGGGGTGTGCGGCAGTGAGTGAGAATTTTTCAGGCCGCGTGAAGGAAGCGAAGTGTCCGGCGTGCGCGGCGCGGCTGGATGCTGCGACGAGTATTGATAGTGCGGCGGCGCCGGGGCCGGGAGATTATACGGTCTGCATTTATTGCGGATCGGCTTGTCGGTACAGCGAGTGGATGGATTTGGAGGCGATGACTGAGGGTGATCTGCTTGCGCTTCAAAATGAAAATCCAGAGAGTTTTGCCGTTGTGATGTTGCTACAAACAGTGGCGCGGCAAGCACTTAAGGCGCGGAGATGCAGGGATGCACGGAATAGGAACTAGCCATTGCGACGACGCTGGACGGAGTACGAAGACGCGATGTTGCGGCGGCTGTATCCGGTGACTCTGACCAGGCACCTGGCGATGTTTTTGGACCGCACGACAGGTGCAGTGCATAAGCACGCGGACTTCTTGGGCCTAACAAAGTCGGCGGAATGGAAAGGAAGCACGGAAGCCAACAAGCTGCGGCGAAGTCCAGAAGTGGGGGTACCGGGCCGTTTCAAGAAAGGGCACGCAGCCTGGAACAAGGGATTGAAACATCCGCCGGGATGGTCGCCGGGCCGGATGCGGGAGACGCAGTTCAAGAAAGGGCAGAAGCCTTGGACGTGGCAACCGCTGGGCAGCACGCGATTTAGCAAGGAAGGCTACTTGCAGCGCAAGGTAACCGATACTGGCTATCCGCCGCGGGATTGGATGGGCGAACACATTCTGGTCTGGCGCAAGGCGAACGGACGAGTTCCGCGCGGGCATAAGGTGGTTTTCAGGGACGGAGACAAAACGCACATCGCGATCGGAAATCTGGAGCTGATTTCCGACGCGGAGATGATGCGGCGGAACTCGATGCACAACCTGCCGAAAGAGCTGACTAGGGTGATTCAATTGGCGGGGGCGTTGAAGAGGAGGATTGCCAAGGCGGAAAGGGAGCGGAATAGGGAACAGGGATCGGCTAAAAGCTAAAAGCTATTTCACAGGGAGGCATCTTTGGAAGGCAAGGGCAAAAAGGATCTCGCAACGCTGTATGACCATCTGTTTACGTCGCTAGAGTTACTGAGGGACAGCAGCGCGACGGCGTTGGAAATGAACATCAAACGGGCGGCGGCGGTGCGGATGACGGCAAAGGCTGTGATTGAGGCGGCGAAGCTGGAAGTGAGCGTTCATAAGATGAAAAAGGCTTCGGCGCTGGATGGCTTGTTTCCGAATTTGGACGGAGTGAAGCAATTGGGGGATGGGGAAAAGCAGGGAACAGGGAATAGGGAATAGGGAACAGGGAACAGGGAACAGGGGAAGACCGGCGCCTAAAACCGCGAGCGGCGAGTGCGAACGATTCCTGGTCCCTGTTAGCGGAGTTGGCTGTGAGACGGCAGTTTCCGTGGCTGGGCCAATACGTTCTGGACGAGCGCGGCGACGCCGTGCCGGAAACGAACCTGCTGAAGTGGGGAAAGTGGCTGGAGACGCATGACCGGCGGGTGGCGGTGACGCGGTTTGCCTGGGGAATGGTTTCGACGGTGTTTTTGGGATTGGACCACAATTTTAATCCGATGGACGACCCTTTGACCTATAAGCCGGTGCTCTGGGAAACGATGGCATTTGGCGGTCCGCTCGATCAGAAACAGTGGCGCTACGACTCGCGCGAGGCGGCGTTGGCAGGGCATCGGGAGATGGTGGAGCAATGCAAGGCTCGCGCCCAGAGCGAAGACGACCGGATTGCGATGGAAATGCAGGGAATAGGGAACAGGGAATAGGGGTTGGCGGAGGCTTGGATGGCAGCGTTAATGGAAGAAAGCGAAAGGAAAGGGATTTGCCTGGATTGCTTGAGTGAGCGCATCACGGAGTCAGTAAAGGAGCAGGTTTTCCAATACGGCTCTGGGAAAGGCGCTGTGGCGCTGAAGGCGCGGATGCCGGTATTCACCTGCCAGGAATGCGGATTTGAATACACGGACGAGCGTGGCGACGCAGCTCGCAGCGCGGCAGTATTTGCCTATTTGGATGGCCGCAAGAAAAAGGGGGCCGCGAATGCCGGTTAAGTTCATGGACAAGGTTTTGGCCGTGAAGACACGCGACGAGGCCAGGGCGCTGGTTGATCGCGAAGTGCAAGAGATCGTTGGAGCGTGGAAGGAAGCGTCTCCGTCACCAGAGAAGGTGGCGAATAAAACCGAGCTGCTGCGGCGCCGGGTTCTATCGAACATTGGCTACCTGGCCGGCTATATGAACGAAAAGGCGGGAAACCGGATTTTGGACTTGTTTGAGACAGAACATCCTTTTTTCGGGCGGGAGCATCCGGGGCCGGAGCAGGCTCTTGCTATTGGCAAGCGGTACGGCAAGCTGACCAGGACTAAGCAAGGCCGGGCGAAGATGGTGGCGTTTATGGACGCGGGAGACTACGCCGCATTGAGAAGGTGGATCGGCGAGGGGATCTGTCCACAGTGTTTTGCGTTGCTGGATGAAGTGGCGGAGGAGGATTGCCCTAACGCGATTCACAAATCCGGGCGGCGGACAAAGCGCGAGGGAACGGACAATGAAGATGGAAGTGCTGAACATTGACGATGAAGTGCGGAAAAGGGTGAACGCCGTGGTGGAGTACGCAATGTCGCACTGGTATCGGCCTGCGAGCGGAGTGGTTCCGGGCGATATTCCGGCGCATGTGTGCCAACTGAACGACTATCGCTGCGTTTTCAGTTTTACAGTGCCGGAGCTTCCGGAAGGGGGGCTCTACCGGCATCTGACGATCTCAGTACCGCAGGAGAAAGCCTATCCCAGCGTGGAAGCCACGGCAGTGATCGCGGGGTTGTTTGGATTCACTGGATGGGAGAAAGGCGTGAAGGCGCAGGTAGAGGCGTGGGAATGGATGGCTGCACCCCACTTGATGGAGCATTGCGTGGTGATTGTGCAGCGAATAGATCAAAGCCGGAAAGAGACAAAATGCGCACGAAAAAATCAGATATGACGTTGCAGATAGACATACGAGCGATGCGGCGTGAGGCGAATGTTGGACTGGACGACGCGGCGGAGTGGATGCAGGTTCCGCGCTCGACGCTGGCGCATGTGGAGAATGGCAAGGTGCCGAGCTTAGGCCATGCGTTGAGGATTGCCGCGTTCATGAAGATGGATGTGGAACAGATTTGGAAGCTGAGTTAGGAGGAAAGATGAGCGAACTTCCGCATAGTTGCGAAGCCTGCGGCGACGACGGGACGCTGTATTTGAGTCCGAAGTGTCATCCCGTCCGGCCAGTGTTTGCCGCGCTGACTGGAGATGTGCTTTCAATGGAGTGCGCTCAGTGCCGGCAGGTTGTGTGTCGCATGAGAGTTGTTGAGATGATCCCGGAAACAGAAGCAGCGCAGACAGAAGAACATCCATGAAAGTCATTATCGCCGGCAGCCGGACAATTTCCGATATTAACGAGCTTTACGCCGCTGTGCGCGAGGCGGGATTTGAGATCACGGAAGTGGTTTGCGGCGAGGCCCGCGGCGTGGATTTGATGGGCCGGTGGTGGGCCTCGCAGAAGAAGATTCCGGTGGTCAGTTTCCCGGCGGAATGGAACAAGGACGGCCGGGTGGCGGGCTATAGACGCAATCAGCGAATGGCCGATTATGCGGATGCGCTGATTGCGGTTTGGGACGGCGAGAGCGTGGGAACGGCGCACATGATCGGCGTGGCGCACGCGGCGGGACTGAAGATATATATTCATCGGACACTGAAAGAAAAGTTGAAAGTCTTTGTTTTCGGGAGCAATTTGAAGGGCATTCACGGCGCCGGAGCGGCAGCAAGCGCGGTGAAGGAGTACGGTGCGGAGTGGGGTGTGGGGGAAGGCAGGACGGGGAACGCTTACGCGATACCGACGAAAGCGACTCCCTACAAAGGACGAACGTTGGCTGAAATTCGATTGAGCGTAAATGTTTTTCTGGGATACGCCCAGGCGCATCCCGAGCTGGAGTTTTTGGTAACAAAAGTGGGCACCGGGCTGGCGGGTTTTACGGATGAGGAGATGGCGCCGATGTTTGCTAACGCTCCGTCTAATTGCCGTTTTGACCCGGCGTGGGAGAAGTTTGGATTATGGCCATGGGAAAGGAAACAATGAACCTGAAAGATGCGTTGAAAAAGGCTGCGAGGCTTGACGCGATCGAGGATGCGAAGATCGGGTGGATGACAGATGAGAACAAAATGAATCTACTGGCATTTTTGATAGCGTGGGAAAAGAAGTTTGGCATAAAAGTGGACGAGAGCATTGTGCTGGCGTCGCTTTTTATTCAAACGGGCCTGTATATGGCGGCCCAGATGACTGAGGCGAATCTACCGACAAAAAACCCATTGCCAGCGGAACATGAATCGGAGGGAACGATTCATTGAGAATTGCGGCCATTTCGGATACGCACCTGCTGGAGTTCGAGCGGTCGCGGGAGGTAGATCAATGGGGCTGAAAAATGCTTTGGAAAAGGCTCTAATCGCTCATGGCGCTGAAGATGTTGATCCAAGGTGGTTCAGAGACGAGAATAAGCGGACGATGGCCACTTTTCTAGCGTCTTGGTATGAGCATTATGGGCCAAGACTCACCATGGAAGAAACAGTTGTGTTGGCGTGTGTTTGCGTACAGGCCGGTCGTTACATGGCACAAGCTGAGAGAAGACCGGAGGAAATGATTCATTGAAAATTGCGGCTATTTCGGACACGCACGGGCTGGAGTTTAACCGGCCGTGGGCGAATGTGTTTATTCATGCCGGGGACATGACGGCGTGGGGAGAGTATCCAGAGACATTGGTGCTGGGGCGTAAGTTGGCGTTTGAAGGGACAGAAGATGGGATGCCACCCTATGACGAAGTGATCCTGGTGCCAGGAAACCACGATAACGCCTTGGCGGCGTTTCCCAAGTCCGAACTCTGGACTTTCTCGAAGCATACGCATCTGCTGATCGACCAGGCGTGGGAGTATAACGGGCTGGTGTTTTACGGCTCGCCCTGGACGCCGAGGTTTGTGGGACAGAATCCGCAGTTTATGGCGTTTACGGCGACAGAAGATCAGATGCGCGACCGCTTTGAAAACATTCCGGCGGAAGTGGATGTGCTGATTACGCACGGACCACCGAAGGGAATACTGGACAACGGGCAAGGCAGCGAAGCGCTGAGAGAGGCTGTGGAGCGGCGCCGAATTCGCGTGCATCTGTTTGGGCATGTCCATGAGCAGGGAGGCCAGTTTAAGGTGAATTATCCGCAGGACGGGGGAACGCGGGAGAGCTATAACATATCTTCGATTGCGCCGGAGACGCGGCCCACGCGCGGGAGACGGCCGAAGGAGATCGCGTGGCCACCGATGGAATTTGAATTGCAGGGACTAATAAAAAAAGGACCAGGCACCAGGTCCTAAATAAGGATAAAAGTAAATGCCATCCGAAAGGTCCAAGACAAAACTCAAACCCATGCGCGCAATTTTATTGACTTTATTGGCTTTGCGGGATATATGCTATGGACGGGCGCAATTTAACCCAAAAACAAGGAGGGAAGAATGGCAAAAGCAAACGGGAATGGCCGTTATGTTTGCGAAGACTGCGGCGAGGTATTTAAGTTTGCGACCGCATTGGGAAGCCATCGGCGGTTGAAACATGGGATACCGGGAAGTTCTAAGTCTGTGCTGTCCCTGCGAAAGAGGCAGCAGGCAGAGAACAAGGCAAAGACGAATGGCAATTATACTTGTCCAGAGTGCGGGGAAAAGTATAAGGCTGCGAGCGGACTAGGGCGGCACTGGCAGATCAGACATGGAGTGGCGGGAACATCAAATGCTGTGATGTACAAAAAGCGGATCGAGGAGGAGAAGCAGAAGGCTAAGGTGAGGGTACCTTACAAGAAGAAGGGAAACAAGGCGCTGGCAGTACCGGCCAAGGTTACAGCCACAAGAGGCGTTGCAGAACAGCCGGCACCGCTGGCAGAAAAACCAGGCTTCTTTCCAATTTCTACGGAGATGGTGGCTTATGCGGCGGGCAAGCTGGAGAGCCAAGCGGAGCAGATCGCGCGGGATAACGGGCTGCCGGTGGCGGAATTTGTGTCGCGCACGGCCGATTGCCTAGTGGTGATGGGAAAGCGCAGGTAGGGGCAGAGGGACCAGGGACACAGGGACTAGGAAAAGCAGCTTCGAGCCACTAGCCTCCAGCTAACGGCTAATGGCTCGAAACTGCTTTTGGAAAAGGGCGCAAGGATGCACGGAAGAAAGACGCGCAGAGCGGGCGAGGCTGCGATGGAAAACGATTCAACGTCGCGGGCGCACCTGGAGATGCAGCAATGGGTGATCTATCGTCATCCGAGGGATTACCCCGACAAGTACGTGGCGCGGCTCTGGGGAGTATGGCAAGGCGAGATTGTGGCTACGGACGAGATGGCGCTGGCAGAAACGCTGCAACAAATTCGGCGGATGATTCCGCCGGGACTTTATTGCCTGGGGCGATTTGAGGACGACGACCCGTGCATTTTGGAAGTTTGGATATAGGACAGTGAACAAAGGCAGTGAAAAAGGAAGTGAAAAAGGCAGTGAAAAAAGTGAAAAAGGAAGCGAACAGTGCAATGTATTGATAGTGCATCCTGACGATGCAACGCCAGCCGAGTGACAACGGGGAGCGAGGTTTTGGGGGCGCAATCTGGTGATAGTGCATCCCGACGATGCAACCAAACTCTTGCACAAAGTTTGACCAGCAGCGAACGGAACAATGTATTGAGAGTGCATCGGGCCGATGCAACGAGGGTGGCGGGATTGTGGGCTTTCTTTGCGACTGGCGAGAGAGTGCATCGGGCCGATGCAACAAGGGCTTCAAGACCTTCGAGACCAACGGACCGCAAGCCAGCGTACAGAGAGTGCATCCGATAGATGCAACCATATACCGGAACTGGTAGCAGCAGGATTTGAGCCGGCACAGTGTACCGAGAGTGCATCTGGAAGATGCAACAAGCACGGTTTGAAGTTGGGCTTTAAGCTCTTTTAGATCAACGTACAGAGAGAATGGCGATGAAGATACTGGAGAAGATTGGCGAGACGTGGCCGCGCTGGTGGAAGGCGGCAAAGCCGGTGATGGAGTATGCCGGGTATGGATTTCTTGACGCGATGAACTGCATTATTTTTTTTAGCGGCGGGGCGTTGATTGCATTGGGTTGGCGGTGCCATCGAGGTTGGAGTTTTTGGTTTCTGGTAGCTGTGCTGATTTTTTTATTTCTGGTGACGGTGGCGAAGGAAGCCACCGGACGGTGGATGGCTAATAGGAATCTGCTAGTGATTAAGGCAATGACTAGGACGCTGGAAATTGATCTCCAGCAGATGCTTAGGATGAGAAAGGTTGTGCGGGCGGCGTATGCGCTGCGCAGCGGCGTTGCTCGCGGAGAGACGCGGAACCTGGCGACGCTGATGGCGCCGTTCAATGAGGCGCTGGAAGAGTTTCTTGACGGCGAACCAGGAGATGAATTGAACTAGCAGACGATTTGGGAGTAAAGAAAGGGTTTTTGGTTTTGGGAAACGAAGCGAGTTATAACGCGAAGAGGCGGCGGGATCTGAAGAATATGCCAGGAGTGCGCAAGGCTGCCGTGTTGATCTTGGCAATGGGCGAAGAGGTCTCAAAAGAGATTTTACGCGCACTTCCAGAAGAAGACGTACAGCGGTTGACTGAAGAGCTGGCCGATATGCGCGGCGTGGAGCCAGAACTTTCTGGAGCGGTAATGGAGGAGTTTTGGGAACTGCTGGAGACGCAGCAGTTTATGAGTCACGGTGGCCTCGATTACGCCACGCGCCTGCTGACCGATACCTTTGGCAAAGAGCGCGCGGACGAGCTGCTTTTCCAACTACGTCTTTCGCAGGAGCACGCAGAAGGCGATCTAGCCAGATTGCGGAACGTCAATCCTGAACATCTAGGCAAATTGCTGGACAGTGAACACCCGCAAACCGTTGCGCTGGTGCTGGCGCATCTGGACCCGCGCCGAGCGTCACAAGTGGTGGGCGGATTGAGCGACGAACAGAAGATTTTGTCCATTCGACGGTTGGCGGAGATGCGTCAGTTTTCACCGGAGATGGGCGAGAAGGTGGCACACATCCTGCATCGGCGCCTGGAGAACTTGAACGGCGCAGCGCATAAAAGCTACTCAGGGCATAAGGGGGCGGCGGACCTGCTGAATCGCCTGGACAACGAGGATTCGCACGAAATTTTGGAAAAGATTGAGATCAGCAAACCCGAGCTGGCTTTTTCCATTCGCAATTTGATGTTTACCTTTGAGGATCTGGCGATGGTGCCGCCGGCTACGATTCGGGAATTAGTGACGGCGGTGGATAAAAAGACCTTGGCGATGGCGTTGCGTGGGGCAAACGACGAGCTGAGGGCACAATTCTTCAAATCAATGAGTTCGCGCGCCATGGCCATGATGCAAGAGGATATGGAAGTGATGGGTCCGGTTCGTTCGCGCGAGGTGTCCAAGGCTCAGAATGAGGTTCTTAATACGGCCAGACATCTGGAAGCCAGCGGCAAAGTGATTTTGAAGCTGGAAGGCGGGGATGAGATGCTGGCCTGATTGAATATGGTATGTTGTTTGTATTCTGCGAGAAACGGTGATAAAAGCGCAGGTAAAGCGCAAAATGTAGGCCATTGAAGAACAGTGAACGAGTGAGAAAGTGAACAGGTGAACAGTGGACAGAAGCGTGGGAACAGGAACGAGCAGTTGCCGCGGATCGATGCGCAGGCGGCGTTATGCCGGACCAGATGTGGAATTTATTGTTTGCAGGCGCGTGACACAGCTAGATGAACCTCTGGTGGAATCAGAGCAAAGCGTGTGCATCGAATGCCGGGAAAAGATTTGGGTCTCGAAAAAGGCATTGAGTATGGTAATCGCGCCTACTATTTGCCTGGAGTGCGCAACGAAGGCCGTGAAGGAATGGAAATAGCGAACTGCTGGCTAAAGGCAGCGATATGCCGAAAGTGCATCTGGAAGATGCAAC